ATAGGCGGTGTGGACGTCCGCATCCGCGATGACGATATCATCACCTAAGATTACGAAGGTATCTTCACAAAGATTTTGAGGCTTTTTGGCCTTTGCCATAGCTGATAAAGCAAGCCAGGCATGGAATAAGGAGAAGATGGCGAAGCTTGGACCTGTGCCTAAAGGCTGTCCTTGCGTCCACCTCACCACAGCCGGATAATCCAGACCGTGTACCTTTCCAGACCAAGGATTATTCCAGAGCGCAGATGCTACGGATGAAAAAAGGAAAACTTCATCACGTGGGAACCCCAAACGAAGTAGGAGCTCCTCCTGCATCACCAACGGAGCATTATTTGTCGCATCCGTCAGGTCCACAGAAAACACTTTACGACCTGCTTGGATCCACCCTTGAACCCGTGCTACACCCTTTTCCTGGTCGAAACAACAATCCCATGGAAGACGTTTAATCACATCCATCATTTTGGATTTGACACCTTCTAGAGCGGCTTGAAGTGGAAGTACCGGTGAAGCAAAGGCACGTAACTTCATTCCTGGTTCTTGCGAACCAAACAGATGGCCAACAGGGACCGTAGGATGAACTCTACCTTCGGGTATTGGAGGTTGTGGTAACGCGGGATGTAACAAGGAGGCTTCAAAGAAGCCCAACCTGTTCTTCTCCGTTGATAAGAGGTTTATAGATTTGTCGTCCTTTTGATCTTTCACCCCTTCCCACATTTTGAGAAAATAACGTTCAGGATCTCGTAACATACGATCCATCTCGTGTGTCGCTCGCCATTCCATTTCCGTAAAGAACAGCTTGCGTTCCCACCTCTTTTTCCTATTGTGAGCCTCTTCTGACAACAGCGGAGCCATTACCTTTAAATAAGGAGCAAACCCCAACCATACGTCATTATCAGCATTCGCTAGGAATTCCTTAGCTTTGTTCAACATACCCAGTGCATCCCTTTCAAACAAATCCTTACCTGACCCGAATCTCGCGGCCAAGTATTCCAATATATTAGGAGGTTGACTGACAGCGGCTATATCAACACCACTGTCCCTCACATACATACTGAGGACTTCCTCAGCCCTTTTAAAAAACGACAATGTTGGGACTAGTTTGAAAACAGTCTCCCTACTTGCAACAACTTCAGGAGGTTGACACACAGAACCCATAAACTTTAACAACTGAGTTTTGGTGGGCTCACTGTCTTGTGACACTCTAAAAGACGTGTACACCATCAACGTATTGAATGCTCGCATACGTTTTCTGTGGTTCATGGAAAGCAACCACTTCCATACTGGTTTCCAAACTCCCGAGGGAGTCCCGTCTTTATGACGGATCCATGGCAGTTGGGGCTCCTTGCCCGCCAGCACGGAAACAGCGGCCTGTTTCAGGGTTTTGACGCGTTTAACAACCGTCTCCGCTCCTTCACAAGCAACGTTATGCAACAGCTTGAGTACCAGGGGTTTTGACACCACTTCTGGCACGCCGAGCATTCTTAAACTCAGAACGATGTCATTAGCGTGAGTATTGACAATACTCTGCATATGCCGAGTCTCCTCGTGTGTATGCCGCCGATGATGGATAATCGCATAGATTACCGGAACGGAAATTGACCATAAACCATTTCTGGCTACATACGACCCATAAATACAAACATTAAACGTTGCATGACACTCATGTAATCAAACCTTTCAGAGAAGCTCGCAAATGCGCAGCCTCCCAACGATGGTCTTCGTACATCGAGGATATCTGAGACAAATTCTGTTTGAGAACAGAGATCTGCTCGCGTTGTTTCGCTATAACTTCACTTGGGTCGGGCGTACCGAATGGAACAATGGTAAACCCTGCACCGTCAGCTAATATAGCTTCTATCACGCTCAAAAGCTCA